AAGCGCAAAAGAACTACCCAAGTCATTTGATATGCTGGTAGGTCAACTCGCATTAACAAAAGGGAGCTAAACAAAATGTATCCAAATTCCCCCAATATAAGAATGCACTTACTAACCTTGGAGATGGTTCCTAACACCATGGGTGTGATGAGTTATCAGTTTAAGTCGAAAAAAAAAGTCATTGGTATCAATTTTTCGATTACTTCAAGAGAATATTATGAAAGTAAACGTTCAGATATCAGAATTGATATCGCTGTAAAAGTACAAGGGATTGTCTATGATGGTTCTAAGTATGTGGATATAGGTAGTGTTATCTATAAGATTGAAAGAACCTATCAAACTGGACAGTTTATTGAGCTTTATTTAAAAAGAACACCGATCAAGTTAGGTGATATCATTGATTACACTTGATGATTTAGGCAAAGCCATCGAAGATGAAATAGAAAGTTATGTAGAAGGCTTAATCCCTAAGCTTGAGAAAAAACTTAATGATACTGAAGAAGATATATTAAATTACATGAAACGTAATGCACCAAGAAGTGGCTATAAAAATGCCTTTGCGGATTCATTTGTCGCAACTTCAAATGGAAGTGGGTTGAACACATCCATATCCATTTATTCTGAAGGTAAGAGTGGACTCACACATTTACTTGAGTTTGGTTATACACACCGAAGTGGAAAGTATGTCGGACCAAGACCTTTTATGAGACCAGCTTATGATATGTTTACACCAAAGATGTTAGAAGACATCAAAGAAATCATTTCAAAAGGAAACTGATATGAAAGAAATTTTAGAATCACTTTTTACTACATTAAATTCTGTTTTACCAGGACAAGTGTCATATGGTAAAAAAGATAGTATAGATGAAAGTGATGATTATATCATTTATCAAGAAGTATCAAATAGAGGATCCATGTATGCAGACGATAAAGTGACCATGCGCATACTAACGATTCAACTTAATCTAATAACAAAGCAAAAGAACCTCGAGTTAGAAGAAAAGCTCGAGGTATCTTTATATTATGGTGGTTATGAATTTCAAATGATCACAGAATATCAAAATGAAGACGGTTCAATATACCGTGTATATGAAATCAAATTGGAGGTTTTATAACAATGAGTAATAAAGTAACTTTTGGCTTAACCAATGTGCACTATGCACTCGCAACACAAACCATAGATGGAAGTTGGACTTTTGCAACACCGAAAAGATTAGAAGGTGCACAAGAAATTACAACAGAAGCTATTGGAGGGAATTCTCAAGTCTATGCGGATGATAAAGTTATCGCAACACTTGTGTCTAATTCAGGATCTAACGTGACACTTAAGTTTACAGAAATTGATGAAGCATTCAAAAAAGATATTTTTGGGTTCTTAGAAGATACCAATGGGAACTTAGTAGAAATTGTAAATGCTGAAACGAAAACATTTGCACTTGGTTATGAAATTCAAGGTGACTTGAAAGCTAGACGTATTTGGTATTTCTTATGTACAGCATCTCCTTCAGGAGACTCAAGTAAAACAAAATCAGATTCTATTGAAGCCAATTCAATAGAACTTAATATTACAGCTAGACCTATTGAAGCAGGAAACAATCTGATCTTAAGAGCAATTGCAGGCGCAACGGATACAAATTACGCAACATTTCTAACGACTGCACCTACGCTTCCAACATTCTTATAAGGAGTAGCACATGGAAAAAACACTTAATCTAGGTGATAAAGACTATCGCCTGCATTCATCATTATTTACAATTATTGATTATCGTAATGTATTTTCAACGGAACTATTTAGTGATATTAAAAAGCTAGAAAAGACTGGTAAAAAAGAAGAAGACTTATCCACAGTCATTGATACGATCTTTAGGATCATCTATGTGCTTCATAGACCGTTTAGTAAACAATCATATAATGACTTTTTAATGTCGCTTGATTTTGGTTTATTAAGTAACCAGGATGAATTACAAAATCTAACGAATACGATAGGTGAAATGCTCGGGACATTTCAGAAAAGCACACCCTCGCCCAGCAAATCAAAATAGTGCAGAAGAAAAAGACATCACAGCTAATATCATATTTAATCTTGCGCATCTAGGATTATCAATTGAAGATACTAAATCATTTGATTTAGAAACATACTTTTCAATCGTAGAATTAGAGAAGAATGTGATAAGTGGAACCAAATCAAGTAAAAGAGCAACACAAAATGATATCGATAATTTTCTATTGTAAATTCAGCTATTAATGGTATAATTAGGTTACAAAGAACAAGTTGAGCTACCATGACTACTGATGATTTATTCTAATTGACATACGGTTAATCATTTAGTATAATATATATGTAACCGAAAGTAACGGTTAGAATATTACTTATGTGGATGTTCGTCCTCCGAAAATGACGGGGACATTAAAGTTAGAATATCATTTATGTGGATGTTATACCGAGAGCAACGGTTAGAATATTGCTCACATGTATGTAAAAGCCTTCTTTGTGGAGGCTTTTGCTATATAAAGGGGACTATAAATTATGCGTATTGTTTCAATTTCTGATAAGTTTTTCGATAGGTGTTCAAAACCAAATGAGTTATTAGAAAATACTAATAGAAGACCTTATGTAATAATTTTAAAACTAAAATATAAGAGTAAAGTCTATGATTTTGCTTTACCGTTCAGGTCTAATATTGCTAGTAGTGTACCGAATGATTTATATTTTTCATTACCCCCAACAAGTAAGACTATGACAGGAAACAAAGCAGGTCTACACCTAATAAAAATGTTCCCAGTCGATAAAAACTATTTTGAAAAGTTTCATATCAAATCTGGGTCTTCTTATGATTTAAATGCCCAAATAATAGGCAAAAAAATCAAAGAAATAGTTGAAAAATGTCAAGATTATTTAAATAGAGTCGAATCTGGTGAATTTATTAAATATCGTGTTGATATTGATAAGATTATCGAAGAATTAGAATTATAAATAGAGATATTCTCAATACTGATTACACATCAATTTTGATGTGTTTTTTTATGCATTGGAGGTGGAAACATCACAGAAACAGTAAAAGGACTCAACATCAAACTGAGTCTTGATGGTAGAGATTTAGAAAATGAGCTTAAAGATATTAAAAAGGATCTCAAAGAACAAAATAAAGATCTAAAAGCTATTAATGCTAATTTAAGATATGATAGTTCTAATCTTGATTTATGGAAATCAAAACAAGATAAACTAAATAGTATCCTACAAACGACAAAGAAAAGACTAGATACACAAAATCTAGAACTAGAAAAAGCCAAAAAAGCAGTTCAGATTGGTGACATGAGTCAAGATGAGTTTAATAAGCTCAAACGCAATGTCCAATACACAGAAGCTGAGCTCGCAAAACTTAATGGTCAACTAAGTAATACAAACAATAAAATCAAAGAACTAAGTAATGCCAAGTTTGATAAGATTGGTAAACTCGGTTCAACACTCACTAAATCTGTAACGGTTCCTATCTTAGGAGCCGTTTCTGCTTTAACAGCATTTTCAATAAAGACTGCCTATACAGCTGACGAGATTGGTGATACTGCAGAGAAAATTGGCTTATCAGCTGAAGCATTTCAAGAGTGGAATCACACCGCGACTATTTTAGGTGTCTCAACAGAAAGAATGGAACGAGCTTTTGTTAAGGTGAATGGTATCTTAGGTGATATCGCAACTGGCAATGGTGATAAATTTGCGGATAGTCTAGCTTTAATTGGACTGACTGTTGATGACTTAAAAGGCAAAAACACCGATGAAGCGTTCTTAATTATTAGAGATGCTTTAAGTAAAGTGGAAGATGAAGCAATAAGACTAGGGGTAGCCAATGATTTATTAAGTGAAAGAGTCGCAGCTGACATTATTCCGGTTTTGTCTAAAGAAGCAGAAGTTATTAATGACTTAAGACAAGAAGCTAGAGAACTTGGTATTGTTACCAATGAACAAGCTGCACAAGCTGGTGAGTTTACGGATGCTTTAGATAGAACCAAACAAGCCTTATCTAGTTTAGCAGTTGATATCGCAAGCACACTCATGCCAGTGATTCAAAACCTCATTATCAAAGTTAGAGATGAAATGATACCTGTCGTCAAAGATTGGATTACAAGATGGAATAGTCTAGATTCAGATACAAAGAAAATGATCGCAACACTCATAGGGTTAGTTGCGGCTATTGGTCCAGTACTCGCCATTGTCGGTAAGGTTGGACCGCTTTTAAATATTGTGGCTATGACGCTTAAAGGTGTGGGCTCTGCCGGCCTTTTTGCAGGAGCAGGTATAAATTTTGCTACCCTTGGTATTGGCGCGTTAATCGCCATTTTAGCGCTTGCTTTATTTCAAAGTGAAGAGTTTAGAGCTTTACTTGATAGACTTATGGAAACGTTTATGTTATTACTTCCTCCGATCATGATGATCGTTGATGCATTACTTACTGCACTAGAGCCTATTCTAGGTGTGATTATTGATTTAGTTGTCATGCTGGTTGATATTTTAGTACCAATATTAGACGTCTTATTAATGCCACTGATTATGCAAGTGACGATGTTTGCTGAAATACTAGAAGCACTTGCGCCTTTGATTACTACTTTAGGCCAAGTTTTACAAGCCATATTAGTTCCTGCCATTAAGGTCTTAAAGACAGTACTTGATCCTATATTAAAAGTGGTTCAAAAGATTATCGAGTTTATTCAGAAAATCTTTGAATGGATTGGAGAGTTACCTAAAAAGATAGGCGACTTTGGTGGTAAGGTAAAAAATGTTTTTGGTAGTGTCACAGAAGGGATTAGTAATATAGCAACCAACGTCACAGAAGGCATTAGTGATTTTGCAGGTAAGGCTGCAGATAAAGTTGGAGGCTTTTTTGGTAAGGTTGGAGGATTCTTTAGTGATACTTTTGATCTAAAAGGCTCTAGCCAAGTTACAAACAGTACAAACAATACGTCAAGTACCGCTAACACAAACCACATCACAATCAATACAACCTCACCAACCTTTGATATTGATTCTATCAATCAAGCATTAGGAGGTAGTGTCATTTGATTAGAGCATTTTACTTAGAAAACGAATATGGTGAATTATACTTTTTCAACCATAAAAATCAAACAATTATAACCCAAGCCAGTGGTCTTGGGTTTTCTTTAGATATCAAGTACTTAGAGTACAATAAATATTTTGCAAAAACTGAAAGCAATCTCCCACTAACAGATATTACTGAAACATTGATATTTTTAAAAGGCTATCAAGGTTATAAAGACTTTGTCGATTATTTGTCACGTTCCAAAGATGCTCTAAAGATGCATTATGAAACACCAGCATTTAAAGCGTATTGTTATGTGGATGTTTTAAGTTTATCAAAAGGTGAGTTAGTCGCATCAACCATTCAAAGTCAGATTGTTTTTAAAAAAGTATCCATGTGGTATAAAGAAAAAACCTTTGAAATTGTCGCCAATGGGAATCAGTCAGGTAAAGTTTATCCATATGGGTATCCTTATCATTATGAGAGTTCTTATCAAGGACTGATTCATATTAATAATCAAGGACTTGATGAAGCACCAATTAACATTGAAATCCATGGTTCCTTTTATCATCCTGAAGTATCAATTTTAAAAAATGGCTATGTCATCTCTAAGATGAAGCTTTATGTGGAATCAGATAACGCATCACTAAAAATCATAGCTATACCAAGTAAACAAGAAATCACACTCATAGAAAACGGTACTACACAAGATGTTTACGGCCTGCAGGATTTTCAAGAAGATAATTTCTTATTTGTGAATCATGGGAATTATGAGATTGAATTTAAACCAGGTGTCGCGACAAAGTCTATATGTAAAGTAACGCTACTTGAAGGGTATATGGGTATCTAGTATGAAACTCATATTTTTAGATAGAAAAACTCTTCACTATAAAGATTATGCACCAGTTGGGAAAGAATATGAGATTAATCTTGATATGGTGATCATCCAGCGTTCAGTTTTTAAAGCCAATAAAACCAATATCCAAACGTCCATAGGAGACATTGTCATAGCCTCTAATGAATTATTTTCCTATATCGGTATCTTAGAAAGCATCGAACAAAAAGACGATCATTCAACGATCATTAAATCTCTCGATTTTAGAGAGATTTTTAATTTGGATATACCAGTTGCTAGTTTCACCGGTGATTTAATCGATTACTTGTATCAAGTGATTCATACACATTTTAAAGTGAATGCTGATTCGATTCAAAACCTAGACTACTTGACTGTACAAAAGGACGCTAGTGTTTATGGATCTTTAAGCTTTGAAGCAGACAAGATTGAAAGTATATCAAAACTCTTTGAACTTGTTTCAAAGACCTATGGGATAAGCTTTCAAACAGAAGTATTATACGTGAGAGGACGGATAACAGGTATCTTATTTAAGATCGTACATGTAAATGAAGGCCTCGTGATGAAGAGTAACTTTTCATCAATTTTAAACATCGAAACCAATGATTCATCTTCACAAGTGATTAATAAGATACTCTTTTATCCAAGAAGTGATAATGAGATTTATAAAGGTATAAAAACTTATTATTTACTTACAAGTGGGAGTATTACAGAAGATGCCAATCACGTAGATAGGTATCATTCAGTGATGGCCAAGTCATTTATTTATGCAGATAAAGAAGTGGATACTTTAGAAACTAAAGCTAGAAGTGAAATGATGACCTCAAAACTAGATCACTATATCTCATTTAATTTAGATCTCAACAATAAAGTATTTAACCCCTTTATGAACTTTCATTTAGGGGATTATATATCATTCATTCATAAACATAAAACCTATGACACAGTTGTAACAGGTATCTTGTTTAAAGATACCCTTAAGGTTGCAAAAATAACCCTAGGTGAATACCGGGTAAAGCTTACAGAAAAAATACAACTTTTAAGTAAAGTAAAAACAACTACTTCAAGTAGTGTCATGATTACCAATACCAATTTAGATGGAGGTGAATTCTAATGGGAATTCAAAAAGTAACCTTTGAAAGTGGGAATGTTACCGCAAAAATTGATGCAGATTTGTATCACTTTTTTTATTCAAAGGATATCGGTATTTTAAAAGGATTAAAAAATGAGTGTCAAGTGACACTCGCGAATAATACATTAACTTTTCAAGACGGTTATGTTTCTGTATATGGCCGTATTATCTATATTGAAAATCAAACAACGATAGGTATTACACCAGATTCTAATAAGAATGGGTATGTGGTGCTTGGAGTTAATACAGCAACCAATGAAGTGAGTCTTTATTTAAAAGAACAAGCCAGTGGTTATCCTTCTCTCACACTTACTAATTTACTAACAACAGAAGGACTCTATGAGTTTGTATTATGCGCATATACAAAAACAACCACATCCGTATCGATTAATCAAACCTATACAAGAAAGTTTATTTTAAATGATAAAGATAAAATTGCTGATTTGGAAAATAAGTTACTTGATAGATATAGACCAGTTAGAAAAAATCTAACTAAAGTATCAAACGGAGTCTATCAGTTTTTTAATACGTCATCAGTTGAGTTATCTGAATCACTGGTTTATGTCCTGATTAACAACACAACCATTATTAGTTTTCCAGGAGATAGTTTATTTATTCATGTTGGGTCGAATAGAAATATCAGCTACAGGTATGCCGGAGCTGATTATACATTAAGCGTTGTTTATGAACAAGGCGTGGTTACCTTAAGTTGCGGGAATACGTCACATAATATTACATCAGCATATTTAAAAAAATAGGAGGAAGTTATGGCAACAATTCAAATTAAAAGAAGAACATCTGCAGGAACAGGACCCCTTACCGGGACAACTGGTGTAGTGAAAGCAGGAGAACCACAAGTTGATTTTAATGGTGAGCATTTATATATTGCGAAAGCAGATAAAACAGCATCTGTTTCAGTACCTTTAGCAGATAGTGATTATTTAAAAATACCATCAGCTGGTAAAGTTGACGATCAAATTGATACAAAGATTACTGCGCTTGGTTTAGGAAGTGCCGCAACCAAAAACACAGGAACAGGAAACGGAAACATTCCTATTCTAAATTCAAGTGGAAAACTAGCAGATAGCGTTGTGCCAAAGATAGCGATGACCAATACTTTTGTTGTGGCAAGTCAAACAGCCATGCTTGGTTTATCAACAGCACAAGAAGGAGATGTTGCAGTACGTACAGATTTAAATAAATCATTCATATTAAAAGCTGCACCTTATTCAACCTTAGCAAACTGGCAAGAGCTTTTAACCCCAACAGACTCAGTGACAAGTGTTAATGGTTCAACGGGTGCAGTTACCGTTACACTTGCTGATTTAGGTGGGGTTGCAGGATCTACTTATAACACACATGTTTCAAGTAATCTTCACTTAACAACAGAACAAAGAACAAAACTAGCCAATGCAAAAATATCAACGATTATTACCGCAGAAGGGATGGCGCTTGCTTCTAGTGAAACAAACTATGATTCAACTGTACTTACCAATGCACTAACATATTTTCCAGTTGTTGATACAGGTTATACACCAACAAAAATTAAATATAAATTAGGTATTGATGCATCTAAGGTATTAACACCAACTTCTGTCATTGATGGTGGTACCTATTAATGGCCATTATTAGAGTTAAAAGAGGTAGTACCATACCGACCACTTCAAAGTTATCTTATCTTGGTGAGCTTGCTTTTGATTATGGGTCTAATGCTTTATATGCAAGAGGACCATCTTCTGTTGTAAAAATTGGCGGTGAAATGGAAGTCGTCTATT